CAAGATGTTACAAAGCGTTGGGAAGCCGATATGTCTAGCGACAGTTGGTTATCCAAAAACATTCGCCCAATGGCTCTAATCGCTATTTTTGGGGCTTATTTCCTATTTGCCATGATGTCAGCCTTTGGGTATGACGCTAACCAAAACTATGTGCAGTTGCTCGGTCAATGGGGACAAATCGTGTTTTTAGCCTATTTTGGTGGCAGAACGGCTGAGAAGATTATTGAGATGAAAGCTAAGAAATGACAGGCGAGTTTGAGAAATCCTTAAAACGCATCCTAAAGCACGAGGGCGGTTTTGTTAATGACCCCCTAGACTCAGGCGGTATGACCAATCTAGGCGTTACTAAGCGTGTTTGGGAAGAATTTGTAGGGCATTCTGTATCCGAAGCTGATATGCGAGCCTTGACCCCCGAAAAAATAGCCCCAATGTACAAATTAAAGTATTGGAATCCTAGTTACTGTGAAGTCTTACCGAAAGGACTTGATTATGTGGTATTTGATTTTGCCGTTAATGCAGGGACAGGGCGAAGCGTTAAGACTTTACAACAGGCAATCGGATGCGTGGCTGATGGAGTTATCGGGCCTAAGACTATGGCAGCAATTAATGATGCAAACCCTAAAGACCTTATTGCAAAGTTTTCAGACGCTAGGGCAGACTTCTACCAAGGGATAGTTACAAGAAAACCCGACCAAGCTCGCTTTATTAAAGGCTGGCTTAATCGGGTTGAGGATGCTAGAAAACTAGCTCTTGAGGAACACAACCATAACGACAAACAGACTTAGCATTAATAACGCTTTTTCTGTCCAATACGCCCTGTTAAGACGGGCTGGGTCGTGAATTAAATAAGACTGAAGCTCAAGCATATCGGTGTCTTTCTCGACATATTTAGGTGGTACATAATACTTACCAATGCTGACTTTGCCGTTGTTGTATGGAATGTTCATAGATACCCCCCTATAACATAGCCTATGGTTGTAAAAGCTACTGCAAATAACACAAAAATAAATGTAGCTACAAATGGATTCATGAGTTCACCATATCGTTAATTGCTTCTTGGATTTGTTCAAAGATTGGGTTGTTAGCAACCATTTCATAAATGCTAATGCCACCTACTTCTAAGTCCTCAATCTCAACATAATTGCCCATAATGCCCACATCAGGTTCAGCAGAACATTCTGTGCCATATACATCAACAGGCGTATCGCCAATCGTTACAGTACCAATCATATTACCCCCTAGTAAAAGATTTTATAGCGTGGATGGCAGGTCACTTCAACGGGTACAGTCGTAGTAACCCCGTTAATCTTACGCCTAGCTTCAATGACTACTGGTCTTGTGTTAGCTGACTCACATTCATTAATTGCCAAGATAACCTGACTACGAGTCATGTGAAAAACAGTCTTATCGGTTTCTAAAGTAGCGTTGGGTGGCTCAAACGATGAACAAGCTCCCAATAATGCGGTTGATAATGCGATTGCGTATTTCATGATATACCCCCAGTTCTCCACACATAAACAATAGCAGGTATGCCAAATGCCAACACACCTGCAACCATACCTAATAAAAAGTCTTTCATAAATCCCCCTTTGGTTAAACAACGATTAAATATTAAGCCAACTTAACATATAGTGCAACTAGGTACTTTCCCTAATGTATAAAAAGACAGGGCGTAGATTTGGCTAAATTGGGGGGAAAGCAAGAAAACCCTTTATCCAAGCATCCTCTAACGCTTGCTTAACCGCCCTATAAAGGTGGGGTGGCCCTCTGTGTGAAGGAGATTGTGGCAGGGGGATTGCCGCCACCCCGTAATCATTATAGTTTATTCTTTGCCCGATAAAAGGCTAAAAGATGAGTAAAACACTCCCACCCAATTCTCAGGTCATCTTCAGGTATCTCTACTAGTTTAGCCTTATTTTGTAAGGCGTTAACATAAACAATCGCACACCGAGCTTTGGGCATCTCAAACCCTTGTCTATAAGCCGCCAGTTGCATTTGGTGGTCGAAAAAGTAATCGAGCTTATCTAGGTCTTTCTCAGTCGTTTTGAAGTCAACCACAAAGCCTGACTTGGCAACTAGGTCGCATTTACCGCCAAAACCACCATAAGCAAAAGACTTCTCAGAAATCCATAGCTGTGAGCCAAAATGCTCGTTTATGGCGTTTTCTACGGCTCGGACATAGGGTGGTAGCTCAGGGATGTAAATACCCTCGTAGAAAGCTTCTATGACCCCATGTATCTGAGTGCCACGTTCTGCTGCCGATTTAGCGGTTTCCTTGCTATCAGCAACGACCCGACTTAGCCAATCTTCCTCAGATTCACCCTCTAAGCGAGGTAATGTAAGAGCGGACAATATGGCTTGTTGTTGTTTCCATACATCCAATGCGGGTTTTGACGCACAGCCAATAATTGTGGTAACTGAGGGCAATAAGCCATGTTCTCTTGCGTCTTTGACAGTTGAGTTTCTTTCTTTCCCGTTCTTGCCAATGATGCGATAGGCTGGACTGCCATCGGGTAAGTACCAATGACCGCTCTCACTTGTATTCTCTTTCACTAACATAATTCCCCCTGTTAAACATTACATTAACTGTAGCACAGCCATTCTATCGTCTGAGTTTTTAACCCTGTCGGCACAAGCCTGAACCACAGTCTTAATGACAGTTTCCAAGTCATCTTGGGCAAATCCAATGATGGGCACTTCTTCATCGTAGCCCCGTTCTTGAAAGGTCTTGACTGTATATTTTTGGTCAATAAAGTCTTTAATCATGTGGTTCATAGCTCGCTCCTAAAAGTTACCCCCTAAAATGGAACATCGTCATCAATAATTGTTGCGTCTTGCAACTTCTTATTTACATCGGTAAAGGTGTTGCGGTACTCGGCTGACAGCATGATTTGGTCTTTTAGACCTTGCGATAAGCTGTCAAATACTTCTTGGTCAAACTTCTGCAAATCAAACAATACGCAAGGGTTTACGCCCTGTGGTACACCCGCTTTTTGTACGATTGCGGGAACTGGGGTAATAGCCACCGCATCAGCGTAGGTATTGCCATTATTGGCAGTCCTGTGCTGAACAGTAACCATGCACCATTTATCTAACAAATTGCGTAAGTCAAAGCCACGCAACTCATCATCGGTAAATGATTTGCCACGCCAAGATTCCAAGTCCTTCCGTAACGAAGCCTTATCGCCTAGCGAAAGCGTGTAGTTGCGTGTTTGGATTAGGGGTTTGCCCTCAATCTTTAAATCATCGCCATGAAGCTCCCAAAAAAACTTCACTTTGCGTAGCATCTTGACTTGACCCATGTACTCAGATTTCTGTGTACCTAAGTCAATAATTCGGTATAAGCGAGCTAGGTGCGACCCTACTGGGGCTACCTTAAACTCTTTCTTTTCTATAGTTGTGCCTGTCACAATCATTGTTTCCCCCCAAAAATATTAGAAAAATCATCCACAATAGCAGTCAATAATGGATTAACCCTACGCTTGTTAGGGAGTCCACAATGAAACCTGATTAGGTCAATTTCTGCCAATGTCAACATATCACCATCTTCTGCCTTATCTAAAGCTATATTTAGGCGTTCTTGCTCTGCCATCATTTCGTTATGTAATTCCTGTAAGTCATCCATAATCATCTCCAAAAGTAAACAGCTTATGCTGTACCACAATATTAAGCCAAATTAAAAAAAAGTGCAAACTATTTGATATAGCGTTGTATTTTTGGTAAGATAGCTTAATGAAGAAGAAAAGTGTATTTACCGATAGCCAAATTATCGAGTTACTGGGTGGGCCTACCAAAATAGCCAAAATCTGCAAAATTAGCGTACCTGCTGTGTCTATGTGGAAAAACTCAGGTATTCCTGCCGATAAAATGGTTTATTTGGGGGCTTTGTTAGAACAAGAATCCAAAGGATTGGTAAGCCGTAAGGACTTATTTCCTGAAAGTTACCAGTTAATATGGCCTGAGTTGCGTTGATTTTGTTGTATAATGTAGGGGCAGATTGATACCTGTTTAGTAGAACTCCATTAAGACCCTTTTGGGTAGCTTTGAGCGTTTTGGAAAGCCTGTGGAGTGCTTCCTAAAGCGGTATCAACTTAGAGCTACCCAAAGGGGTTTTTCTATTTCTGCCACCCGAAACGACAGGGTGTTAGAAAAAGTCGGGGATGGGCTAGAGGCCGATGGAGATTCAGCATCGGAGCGAGGGTCGACACCTGCGATAGCCGCCAAGATACTGGGTCAAGCCAGCTTGGGTAGAGTCGTTACTCGATACATCTCTTGACAGTATCGCCACTTGTGGCGTTGGTCGTTCTATGGATAAAAAGCAAGCTTGCAAGGTTATACAAAAATATAACTAGGGTTTATCCTAATATACGATATAATTAAGTTTACTTAACCTACAGGCTTTACGGGGGAATTGTGAGTTCTTGGTTAATCATCGTTACAGGTGTGATTTACGGGTACATAGCTGCTGAACAAGGCTTTAAAGGCAATTTGCCTATGGCGGTTGTATATAGCGGTTATGCTTTTAGTAATATTGGACTTTATATACTTGCAACAAAATAGGGGGATGTGTGGATTTTGAAAAGTTTTGGGTAAATTGGCCCAAAAAGGTCGCAAAGAAAAAAGCTGAAATTGCTTGGAAACGATTGACTGACCTTGAAAAGCGTGAAGCCTTAGAAGCCTTGCCTAAGCACCTTAGACATTGGCAACTTAAACGCACCGAAATAGACTATATTCCTTACCCCGCATCGTGGATTAACGCTGCACGATGGGAAGATGTTTTAGACATGACCCCCGCCAAAGAAAAAGTGGACAGGTCTTGGATGTTTAGCCAACAAGGTATTGAAAACAAAGCTCGTGAACTAGGAATACTGGGTAACGGGTACGATAGCTACGATACTTTAAAGAAGAAATGCATGATGCGAATGGGTATGGAGATTGATTGAATACAAATACCAATGTGCAGTACGGCAGTTGTGTAAATGGCGTAATCAATGGGGGTTAGCAAAGTTTAGAGAATACCTATCAAAACATAAACTTGATAGTAATTTACTAAATGGCTTTGCAGACCAATGGAAAAAAGGTAACAAAGGTAACTGGGGGGAATGGAAATGAAAGAGTATGACCCACACGAAGCAATAGACTTCATATTTAAAACCGCACCGCAGTACGCTAAAGCAAGCGGTGAACTTGCCCAACTTGAGAACTTTAGGCACAGTCTTAAAGCCATTAAGATGTCGCAGACCGAAGAACAGTCGTTAGGGGCACAGGAACGGGAAGCTTATCGCAGTCCTGAATACCAAGACTTATGCAAAGCCATAGGGGTAGCGGTAGAGCAAAAAGAAGCCCTTAGATGGCAATTAGAAGCCGCCAAGATGCGTTTT